GCCACTGAGAGGGATTTCATGAGCGCTCACCCGCACCCGGACGGCCCACGATTTCCGCTGCGGCTGGCGATCCCGATGAACGCGGAGATCGTCGCCGCGCTGGTTGAGCGGGCGGCCACCGAGAGCATTCCCAAGACGACGCTGGCGCGGAAGTTGATCCTGGAGGGGTTACGGAAATGACGATCATCGCGTGGCGGGATGGGGTGATCGCGGCCGACACCGGCCACTGGCAAGGCCCGATCGATGTCGGCCCGGTCCAGAAGTTGAAGCGCCTGGCTGACGGGACGATCTATGGTTGCGCCGGAGACTGCTCCGACATTCGCGAGTTCGAGGAATGGGCGGACATGGGATTTCCGACCGTGGAAAAACCGCCGAAATTCGAGGACTTCGCGGCGGTTCTGATGAAGCCGGACGGCACGGTCTGGCAAACGGACGGCCTGCGGCCTCCCTACGCCATGCCGGGCGAGTTCGGCGCCGTGGGCATCGCCGAGCGGTTTGCCCTGGGGTGTCTGGCCATGGGCGCGAGCCCAGAACAGGCGGTGGCCAAGGCGATCCAATACTGCGCCTATTGCAGCGGCGAAGTGGTGGTGGTGTCGTTGGACGATGATGGCGTCGCCGAACCCGACGAACCCGCCGTCAGCGTCGTCGACGGCCGAGACTGGCTCCGAAAGCGCGGACTGGCCTGATGGACCCATATGCGGAATTGGGCGTCAATCGTGACGCGCCGATCGAGGTGGTGCGCCGCGCCTACCGCAAGGCGGCCAAGAGGGCGCACCCGGATCACGGGGGCTCCACCGATGCGTTCACCAAGCTGAACCGGGCGCTGAAGGTCCTGACCGATCCGGAGCGGAGGGCGCACTACGACCGCACCGGAGAGGATGCGGAACCAAAGCCGGACGGCACAGAAACGCGGGCCATGCAGACCGCGTTTCAGGCCTTGGGCAACGTCATCGCCAATCTCCAGGCCCAATCGTTCAACCCCGAGACCATGGATGTGTTGGGCATGGCGGTCAAAGACCTCGGGATCGTGTTGGGCAAGATGGAATCGATAGCCAAACAGGCGCGGGCCAACGCCGACAAGGCCACGAAGTTGGGCAAGCGTTTCAAGGCCAGGAGGGGAAAGCCCGATATCATCGGCCCCATGTGGGCCGCCCATGTCGCCGGCCTTGAACAGCAGGTGGTGACCGCCCTGGCCGACAAGCCCGTGGTCGAGCGCGCCATCGCTATCCTGAAGGATCACGAGTTCGAGGTTCTGGCGCGGGAAGCGGCGCCCTATGGCCGCCCGCTATCGCCCTTTGCCACGATGCTTCAGTCGCCTATGGTCTAGGTCATGGCCCAGACCGCTCCCAAGGCGTCCAGCTATCTGAAGCTGCTGCCAGCCTTCTCCGCCGACCTTCGCATTTCCTCCAAGGAGGTCATGCAGTCGGACGAGCGGGGGACCAAGCTTGTTCTCTGGGAATCGCAGAAGCGCGCCTTGAACTTCGTCGGTAAGGGGCTCGATGACGGTATCCACACCTTTTACATCGCCAAGTCCCGCCAGCTCGGAATCACGACCGCGACGCTGGTGGTCGATGTGTTCTGGGCGGCGATGTTCCCCGGCCTCAATGGCTGCATCGTCACCGACACCGAGAAGAACCGGGACCGCAACCGTCAGATCATCGTCGGCTATGTCAATTCGTTTCCGGAAGGATACTTCGGGGATTACTTCACGATCACGACCAATAATCGCCAAGTCATCCGTTTCTCCAACGGGTCACAGTTTGAGTTGCTGGTCGCTGGTGTACAGAAGAAGAAAAGTACATCTTGGGGCGAGGGTTCGGGCTACAATTATTGCCACCTGACCGAGGTCGCCGCCTACGGCGACGTGGCTGGCCTGGAATCCTTGGAGGAGGGCTTTGCCCAGGAAAATCCAAACCGGGTGTTCATCTACGAAAGCACCAGCAAGGGCCACAACCACTGGCGGGACCGCTATCTTGAAGGCCAGTCTGATCCATTCAGCAAGCGCTCGGTCTTCATCGGCTGGTGGGCGGGCGACACCAACCGGATCGAGCGCAACGACGCGCGCTTCGCGATGTTCGGCGAGGCCAAGCCCAGCGGGGCGGAACTGGAGAAGCTGAACGCCGTCAAGCTCCTCTACGACTGGATCGTGACGCCGGAACAACTTGCCTGGCACAGGTGGCGCTCGGCCAACCCCTCCGCCGACCTGGACCTCTTGCAGCAGAATCAGCCGTGGACGGCCGACGAGAGCTTCGTGATGACCGGCTACTCGTTCTTCCAGACGAGGCAGGTCAGCAAGGACATCCAGGAAATCGCGTCTGGCGACTACGAGTACATCGCCTATCGCTACAACCTGACCAACAGCTTCTTCGAAATGACCCTGGTCCCGATCACCGATGAGGATGACCGCGACCTGATCGAACTTCGCGTATGGGAGCCGCCGGTTCCGGAAGGCAAGTATGTGATCGGCTTCGATCCGGCCTGGGGCCGCACGGACCATGGCGACCGAAGCGTCATCGCCATCTGGCGCTGCTTCGCCGACAAGATGGTGCAGGTCGCCGAGTTCGCCACGGCCAGCGTCGAATTGATCCAATGCACCTGGGTTCTGGCGCATCTGGCCGGGGCCTACAAGGACTGCGTGGTCAACATCGAACTCAACGGGCCGGGCCGGGTGGTCATGGTGCAGTGGAACCAGCTTCTGGCCCAGATGCGCGACAAGGTGACCAACGCCCAGGACGGTCCCTCGACATGGGAGGACGCCCTGCCGACCGCCCGCTGGTATCTCTACCACAAGCCCGACACCATGGGCGCGGGCTACGCCTACAACACCGACTCGTCGTCGCGGGTGAAGCAGGAGTTGCTGCACAATTTCCGGGGCCACTACTTCACCCGCGACCTGATGATCCGGTCCATCCCCCTGCTCCAGGAAATGCTGATCGTCGTCCAGAACGGCAATGTCATCGGCGCCCCGGAAAGTTCCAACGGCGACTGTAAGGACGACCGGGTGTTCGCCTCCGCCTACGCCGTGGCGGCGTGGCTTGATTGGCGCCGGGTTCCGATGATATCCAATGGAGAGACCTACGAGCGGGCCATGAAGCTCAAGGAAGAGGGCGAGTTGAGCATGAACGAGCGCATCAACAAGATCGCCTACGGCTTCATGCATAAGGCCATAGAGGCCCAGGCCACCGCCGACAACCGGCCCAAGTGGCTCGCTGACCGTGGCTTAATTTGATGGCCTACACCTTACAGGTCTTTGTCGGTTCCCGTCACGGGACCTGGGCCGTGAGCCCGCAGAGATTCGATGAACCGGCCGGCGCTGAAGCCGCCATCGCCACGCTCAAGGCGGCCGAAAAGAAAGCTTGCGCGACAGCGCTTCAGAGGCGGATTGTGAGAGTATGACCGACGATATCAGCCTGTCTCCAGCTTTCATGACCAGAGTAGATTTCGACTACTGGTGCGATGAGTTTGAGCGATGGGAGCCCATGCGATGACCGAAGCCTATCCCGAACCCAAACGCGGCCCCGGTCGTCCGCCGAAGCCCCCCGCCGCGCCTCTCGAAGCCGAGTCCGAAACCGTCAAAATCCTGCCGATGTCGTCCGCCCCTCATGACGGCAAGCCACTCTGGCTGACCGCCAACGGGGCGACGTGGGTCAGGGCGGCCTGGAGGTCGACGCGGGTCATGGACTACGAGAAGCGCCGGTTCGTGCCGGCCGGTTTCTGGGTGTTCCAGAACACGGTCAGGAAGATCGACTTCGAGCCGACCGGCTGGAGCGAACTCCATGAGTGAAACCTATCTGGGCTCCGAGACGGTGGCGGCCGAGGGCTACCTACAGCCCAAGAGCTACCGCATCTTCTGTCTCTGCAACCGCTGCGGCAACGAATATTCGTGGGTGGCGAAGTCCCCCGGCGGAAAGGACCGCCCATGCCCGCGCAGGGCGTGCAAGGCCGAGGCCATGGAAGAGGACATCATGGAGCGGGCCGAGCGGCTGGCAACCATGCTGGCCGAGCAGCGAGCCCCGGCCGTGGTCGGGGCCAATAACCAGGTCCGCGCCATCGACACGACCGCCGAGATTGTCATGCAGGACTACAACATGACCGATCTGAAGACCAACGTGCGCGAGGGCGAGGGGGTGGCGCCGAAGCTGCCGGCGGCGCAACAGCGTCTGGCGGACGGGTTCTTTGGCGGCAAGGCGATCCGGGAAACGCAAGGCAAGAGGGTGGGCGACCAGATGCAGCGCATCGCCGCGCGGGCGATCAAGGGGGCTTACGGCGCCTCGCCCATCAACCCCGGCGCCATTGCCGGCGGCAAGCCCGGAGTAAAGATACTGCGGCGGGTCAGTGGACCGATCGCGCCGACGCAGGCGCCAGTCAGGCAGTTGGGCCGGGGCTAGGAGCCCTGCGTCGCCACCAGCTGCATGATGGCGTCCTGATTGTTGAAGCTGGCCCCGAACGCCTGGACTCCCTCGACAACCTGCGTCTCGCCATTGGCGTAGGTCACCAGGACTTCCTTGGCGATGGCGTCATAGGTGGCGAATCTGACGATGGAGCCCAGGATTTGATAGGTCCATGTAGCGTTCGGATTTGGAAGCTCGGTCACGCCTACTTCTTCCTCGCCCCGCCCTGAAGCAACTTGAGCGCGCCCTGCGGGTCGTTCTTCTCCAGCTCCTGAAGTTGGGCCGCCTTGGCCGCCTCCCGCCGCTCCAGGCCGGCCACGAGGTTCTCCACGCCGCCGATGTCGGAGCGCTCAAGCACGTCTTCCGCCGAAATCGCGCCGATCTTGAGCAGGTCATACAGCAATGCCTTGGCCTCCGCCGCGAAGGCGGGCGAAGAGGAATGCGAATCGACCATCAGGGTCACGCCGTCATCAAGGTCAGCGAAGTGGAAATAGATCGGCACGAGGCCTGGCGCCGGCGGTGTGATCAGCGGATTGGCGGATGCCTTCTCGCCGCCGGCCGCCGCCTCCGGAACCCACGCCACCAGCTTGGTCGCCTCGTGCGCCTTGGCTTGGTCCAGCATCAGGCCGCCGAGCGACTCCACCGACCGCTCGATCAATAGGGCCGGGTCCTTGAAGCGCGGCGAGGATTGCTGGACCAGGGTCTCGGCATGGCCCTGCGAGCGCACCCCCGCCTCGCCGCGCCCCTTGGTGATCGGCGGCTTGCCGCCAACCTCGTCCATCATCCGCTCGTATTCGTGCAGGGTCTCATAGAGCCCGGCAGGGACTTCCGGGGCGACGTTCTTGACATCCGCTGTCGGCACGGTGTCCGCCCACCAGCCGCCCGGCTTGTTCAGCTTGGCGACCACGTTCTGATTGACGCCCGACCCGCCCTTGAAAAACTTCGGTGGGTCTTCCTGCTGGCGAAGCAGTCTGGCGATGCCATTGACCCGCGCGTTGATGGCTTCTTGCAGTAGCAGGACGTTGGCGATTTCCGGCCATGCCCAGAAGTAGCCATCCAGCGGCGAGGGGCAAACCTCGATAAACGGATGCTTTGCTTTCAGGTATGGGCTGTCGGCCTGGCTGTCTGTGTTCCAGCTCATGAAATTGGTGGTCTGGTACTTGCCGCGAATGAGCATGTCGTCGCCGACCAGCCAGAAGGTCGCCCAGTTCTCCCGCTCATCATCCCAGACCCAAAGTTCGTCCATCTGGAGCATGGACGCCTTCATGTCCGCGCTCATGGTCGGGCCGATGCTGGACATCCAGTCGACGGTATTGCGGCCCTGAGCCGGCGGGTCATTGGCCCCGCGATAGGGTTGGAACGAGCCGACCACGATCTGCATCCCGGCGTTCATCACCGGGCTGTCGGCGATCTTACTGACGTAGGAGCGCGCCTTGCGCTTCAGTTTGGCCTCGTCCGGGTGGCCGGCGATCATCCGGTCAAACTCATATTGCGAAATGTACATGCGGTGGTTGAACGCATCCATGTCGGTGTCGAGCGAGCCCCGGCTCTCCTGAAGCACGCCCATGGACTCCGGCTGGATCAGTTCAGGCTTGAACCCCGACCCCTTCCAGTTCTGCTTGATGAAGGTCTTTCCCTTGACCATGGACCACTTCACGCTGTCCGATATCAGGGTGTCGGTGTCCGACTGCCGGGCCATCTTCCGGAGCGACGCCGACGCCGCGTCCCCCTTGGCCTTTTCCTTGACGTTGGGAAGGTCTGGATCGGTGATCAGCCATTTGAGACTGACCGGAGAATAAAGCAGGCTGCTGAGATCGTCGATATAGGCTCCGGTCTTGTTATAGACCGCCGCGTCGGCCGCCGATGACGCGCCGTACAGGAAGTAGTTCTTGAAGGTTGCCCCGCGCTGGATGCGCTCCGCCTGCGATGTCATGCATTGATTGGCGACCTCCTGAACGAAGCCTTCCAACCTCTTGGGGGGAATACGCATTCAGTAGTATCCGGTTGTCATTCTAAGTAAACCCGCAAAAGATTACGTTGACACGACTGATTTCGCCACCTTATTCTTCGCGTCGTCACCCCGGTAGGCTCTCTCGCCGGGTACTTCAAACCCAAGGAGACTTTCGATGATCACGCGTTCCAAGCGTCACAAGGGCCGCAAGGGCCGGAAGTAATTCCGACCTCCCCGGCGGTCCGACTTCCTCCCCTGGCCGGCCGCCTGGGAGCCTCTTTTTAGGAGCCTAAGTCGCTTCAATGCCGATGCCGATACCAGGGATGGGCGGAGGCGCGCCGCCTCCAGGGATGCCCCCGCCGGGTATGGGTGGCGGTGGAGCGCCCCCCGGATCGCCGCCGATCGGCACGGGACCGGCCACGGCCCCAGGACCCCAGGCAGGCTCCGCCGCCCAGGGCATGTCGCAAGTCAAGCTCGCCGTCGAGATGCTTCAGAAGTCGCTCGTCGGCATTCCCATGGGCTCACCACTCCACAACGACGTGATGAAGGCGATCTCCTCGCTGTCCAAGAACATCGCGCAGGGCGCCGACGATCAGTCCGCCATGATGCAGCAATTGACCCAACTCGCCCGCAGCGCGCAGCAGGACCCCGCGCGCCAGGCGCAGATGCGGGCCATGTCCCCCGGCGGCGCCCCTCCAGGCGGCGCTCCACCCCCCTCACCCGCCCCGATGGCGGCATAGGAGAACGATCATGTCCACCGGCAAGTTTCCCCGCGCCTACGTCCGCGACGTGCCCGCCGAAGGGTCCGATCCGATGATGATTTACGTCCCCTTCGACAACACGCCCTACGGCTCGCCCAAGTCGGCCATGCCCAAGGACTTGAAGCGCCCGGGTTCGCTTGAGCACGTCGGCGGCACGGCGGGGAAGAAAGGCTGATCCATGGCCGAAGCCACCCCCTCCCAACTGCGCGCCGAAAAACTGGTGGCCGACCTGCTGGCCGACGCCAATGTGAGCGCCACCGTCCGCGCCAAGGCGAAGGCGCTTTTCCCGGACGCCGGCTTCTCGTTCCCGGAAGACCGAATCGATCCGCTGCTTTCGCCCCTGGTCGCCGAGAACGCGGCCCTCAAGGCGCGGCTGGACAAGTGGGAGGAAGATCGCGCCGCCGAGAAGGCCACCGCCGAGGAAAACGCCGCCAGGACCACCTTCGAGCAGCGCGTGGCCGAGGCCAAGCAAAAATATTCCCTCAACGCCGAGGGGGTCGAGGCGGTGCTGGAGCGCATGAAGGCGACCGGCAACTATACCGACGTGGACGCCACCGCCGCGTGGTTCGTCCAGGCCAATCCGCCGGCCAAGGCCCCGCGCTCCACCTACGGCGCCAGCCGGATCAACATCTTCGAGGGCGGGGGCGAGGATGAATATAAGGAACTGATGCGCGATCCCGACGCGTTCCTCGACGCCCAACTCAACAAGTTCGCCGCCGATCCGGCCGCCTACGAGGCGGAGACGTTCGGAATCCAATGATGGCGTCAGTTTTTAGCGAAGGATTTGCCTGATGGCGTTCCCCAATACTCCGGTCCCCGGCCTCACCGGAAGCGGGATCGTCCCCGGTGGAGTTCTTGGTTCTCAATTGGCCGCGCTGACTCGGCGCGCGGTAATTCCGTCGGTCTACACGCAGATTTACCAAAGCCATGTCGCGTTGAGCATGTTCATGGCCAACGCCAAGCCGGCTCGCGGCGGTATCAGCAGCATCACCATTCCGATCCAGGGCGCCAGCTTCGTCTCGTTCGGCTGGGGCTCGTTTTCCGGCGACTTCGCCCTGCCGGAAGACCAGGCCGCCATCCAGGACGCCCGCTACGACCTGAAGCTGGGCATGGTCCCGATCGGCTTCTTCGGCATGGAAGCGATCGTCCAGTCGTCCGAAGTGATCATCCCCAAACTCCGCGCCCAGATGAGCGATGCCGCGGTGGTCATGAAGCAAGCCTACGCCCAGGCCCTCTACTCCAACAACTACGGCCAGAACCTGGTCTGGGACAGCCTGTCGATGGCCTACGACGACGGGACCAATGTCCCGTCCTACGGCGGTATCGCGCGGGCCGGAAACCAGTACTGGGCCGGCCAGTTGATCACCAACATGCCCGTAGCCGCGACCTCGCGGGTGGGCATGATGCAGCTCCTGGCGCGGGTGCAGGCCGGCGCCGGCGGCGAGGCTCCGGACTTCGCGGTCATGAACCCGGCCAACTGGGCGGTTCTGGCCGGCGACTACATGAACCTGGAGATGTTCACGACCAAGCCGAAGTCGATCTACGAGAAGGATGATGTGGTCAACGCCGGGTTCCGTGGCATCTCCATCATGGACACGCCGATCTTCCCCGACCCCTTCTGCCCGCTCGGCTCCATGTTCATCGTCAACTCACGCTACACCGGACTCTATATGTCGGAGTACGCGCCAATGACCTTCAGCGGGTTCGAAAGCCAGATTCCCCTGGGCCAGATTTCGGAAATCGGCGTCCTGATTTCGTGCTCCGATCTGGTCTGCGCCAAGCCCTCCAGCGGCGCGCAGGTTCAGGGCATCACGGGTGTCGCCTGGCCCAACACCCCCACCAGTCAACCGGCCGTCATCTAGGAGAAACTGACCAATGCCTATCCAGTATGGCGGTCCCGGCGTCACTCCATCGCTCGGCGCCCTCGTCACCACGGCGATCGAACTTCAAGGCGCGCAAGCGTACGCCATCCCCGCCGGGCGGTGGAATGTCAATCTTGGGACCAAGACGGTCTTCCAGGAGTTCAACCCCATCACCCTGGGCTACCAGAATATCGAGGTTGGCTCCACCAGCACGCTCGGCGGAACGGTGTTCTCCGATGGAGTCAATTATCGGCTGTTCAACCCGACCGGCACCGGAACCGGATCGACCATCTCCGCCGCTGGGTCCGGCTATCTGACGCCGCCCGTGGTAACCGCCTCGTCCGGCGGATCGGTGTGGCGGGCCATCGTCGGCGGCGCGGTCAGTTCGACCATCTCCATCACCAATGGCGGGACCAACTACACCTATCCGCCGCTGGTGCTGATCTCCCCGCCTCCCGGCGGCGGCATTCCGGCCACCGCCTACGCCACCCTGACGGCCGGCGTAGTCTCCGCCGTGACCCTGGTCGCGGCCGGAGCCGGCTACGCTTTCCCGCCGACTATCTCGTTCGTCAACGATCCGCGCGAGGGGCTCAACGGTGTGGCCCAGGGCTACAACGCGGCGGCGACCTGCACCTTGACCGGCTCTGGAACCGTCACCGGCCTGACGCTGATCGATCCGGGCGCGGCTGTTGCCTCCGCCGCTCCGACCCTGGCCTTCACCTCCGCCTCCGGTTCGGGTGCGGCGGCGACCGTGACGGGTTGGGTCGCGGCGGCCCTGGATGCGATCACCATACTTCCGACCTGATCGCCGGAGCCATATGATGATACAGTCGGGCGGCGGTCTCATTGGCCGCCGCCCTTTTCGTTGGTGACCCATGGCCCTGAGCGACTATCTGAACACGACATCGGCGCTTCTAAGGGACCAGAACTTCGCCTTCATCAGCAAGACGCAGCTCACCGGATGGATCAACACGAGCCGTGTCACCGTCGCCAAGCGCACCGGCTGCATTCGCCGCTTCGTGACCGGACAGTCGGCCTGGGGGGCCACGGCGCAACCTGGCTCGATGATCCCCGGCGCCATCCAACCCGGCGCCCTGCCGGCCGCGCAGCCCAGCATCACCGGATCGGCGGTGGGCGGTCTTCAGACCATCCCCGGCGTCGAGCGCTACCCCTATGAGGGCTTCTTCAACCCGTATATGCAACAGCAGTACGACGGCATTCGCGGGATCGTCGATGTCATCACCCTGTCGGTCAACTGGGGTGGCGGCGGGGCTTTCAAGCCGGCTCTGGACTGGTTGCCATGGGAGGACATGCAGGCCTACTGCCGTTCGGTCTCGACTCAGATGTTCAACGACCCTGCCGTCTGGAGCGTCTATAACGACGGCGAGGATGGCGAGGTGTGGATGTGGCCGCCCCCCTCGCAAATCGGCGTCATCGAGGCGGACACAACCTGTCTGCCTGCGCCGCTGAACACCGACGACGACTTCGACGCCATTCCCAAGAGTTTTCGCGACGCCATCAAGTTCGGGGCCGCCTCCCTGGCCTTCCTGGGCTCGCAGCGCTACGCCCAGGCGGAGGTCATGGATAGCCTGTTCATGAAGGCTCTTGGCGTCGATCGAGTAGCCGTGGATCGGGGAAAGACGCAGCGGTACTACCCGCAAACCAGGTTTGGCTGATGGCCAACGTCGTTGACCAAGCCTCGCGCGGGATGGGCCTGCCGAACCATTGGAAGTTCTTCTCGCCCTACCCCTTCAGCGGGATCAACCTTCAGTCCTCGCCGGTCGCGGTCAACGATCAGGAGTTTCTGTGGGTCGAGAACTTCCTGAAGTTGGGCGATGGCTATCTGAGGACCGCTTGGGGACCAGGCGCGGCCTTTTACACCGCCCCAACCGGCAAGACGATCATCAGCTTCAATTGGTACGTCATCGGCGAGAGCGACTATGTGGCGGTGTTCCTGAGCGACGGATCGGCCGTCCAAGTGGCGTGGCCCGGCGGCGCCCAGACCGTCATCGGGCCGGCCGCGACGTTCTATAACGCCACCTCCGGTTTCATCCCAGCGGTCAGCCAATATGGCGCGCTATACATCCTGATTTCCAACCGCAATTCGGTCAACGACTACTGGGCCTGGGATGGCGCGCTACTTTATGGCGCGGGCACGGCGGCGCCCAACGGCGTGGTTCTGCTGTCGAGTGGCCTGAAATATGACACTCTGCCCACGGTAACCGCCTTCGGCGGCCTGGGGTCGGGCATGGTGGTCGTTCCGTCGATCAATGCCGGTGGCGTGGTCTATCTCAACATCACTAACCCCGGCCACGGCTACGGCGTCGGCGATGTTGTGCAACTGGCCTTCAGTGGCGGCGGGAGCGACACCTCGGCTATCCTGACGGCGAACCTGAACACCGGCGGCGTGGCCGGTGTCAATATCACCGGCGGCGGAACTGGATATACCTCGGCCACGGCGGCCTTCAGCGGCGGCGGCGGCACGGGCGCGGCCGGAACCGTCATTATCGGTTCCGGCGTCGCCACGCTCAACCTGACGGCTGGCGGGTCAGGTTACGGCAGTGGCGCCGGGGTCAGTTTTACCGGCGGCGGTGGGTCAGGGGCCACGGCGACCGCCACGGTCACCGGCGGGGTCGTCACGGCGCTTACGATCACCAGCCCAGGGTCTGGCTACACCTCGGCGCCCACGGTGGCCATTATCGGGGCGGGGACCGGAGCCACAGCCACGGCGACGGTCCAGAACGACATCATCATCGGCGTGACCATGACCAACCCCGGCACGGGTTACACGACCGCGCCCACGGTGACCTTCAGCGGTACGGGAACCGGCGCGACCGGCGTGGCGGTGCTCGACCCCACCAGCGTGGAGGGCGTGACCGTGGTCAATCCGGGGTCCGGGTTCGTCTACGCGCCGGCCATCGCTTTCGTCGGTGGAGGCGGGACCGGGGCGACCGGGACCGTGGAACTGGTCGGGACCTCTATCGCCAAGGTCAATGTGATCTCTGGGGGACAGAACTATCAGAAGGTCCCCACGGTGATCTTCACCGGCGGCGGAGCGGGGACCGGCGCGGCGGCTACGGCGATCCTGGGCGGCGGGGAGGTGATCGCCATCAACCTGACCGATGGAGGGTCCGGCTATACGACCAACGTCGAAGTCATCATCCAGCCGGCGAATTTCAACACCACCAGCCAGGATACCGGGACCGGGGCCGGGGCCATCGCCATCTTTCAACCCACCTCTATCGCCGGGGTGCAGATGATGAGCTATGGGCTCAACTACACGACCGCCCCAGCCATCGAGGTCCAGTCGGGGGCCAACAGCTCGGCCTACGCCACCGTCCAACTCATGCCGTTCGGTGTGTCGGGATCGTCCATCGAGACGTTTCAGTCTCGGGTGTGGATCTGCGATCCGGCCCCCGGCCAGTTTTCGCCACTGCCCACCGGCGGCAACTTCGCGGTTAGCGCGCCCGGCTCGATCACCGACTTCGCGACTTCCGACGGCGGCCTGCTGTTCACCAACTCCGACTCGTTCCTCAAGAAGCGCTATGTCGCCATCCACCAGTCTAACGGCTACCTCTACTTCTTCGGGGACCATTCCTGTTCGGTGGTCTCCAACGTCCAGACTAGCGGCAACCCGGCGACCACGACATTCGCCTATCAGAACGTCGATCCCCAGGTTGGCCTGTCCTGGCGAGACAGCTTGATCGACTTCGGCCGGTCAACCCTATTCGCCAACGAGACGGGGCTCTATGGTCTCTACGGCGGTGCGGTGTCGCGCATCTCCTCCAAGCTGGCGACGCTGTTCGACGATGCGGTGTTCCCGCCCACCGGCGGCGCCCTGGTCCCCACCTCGGCCATCGCCACGCTGTTCGACATCAAGCATGTGATGATGCTGATGACGGTGACTGACCCTGATACCGAAGCGGCGCGGAACGTCATGGTCACATGGAACGAGCGGGAGTGGGTGGTCACCTCGCAGGGGCTCGCTCTGACCTTCATCGGATCGCGCACTTTCAACTCGACCTATTACGCCTACGGGACCGATGGGGCCTCTCTCTACCCGCTGTTCGCCCAGTCGTCCAACACCCTGACCAAGCGGCTGGATACCAAGCTATACGGCAACGACAAGCCGTTCATGACCAAGGAGATGGATGCGCTCTATCTGGTGGCGTCGGACCTGTCGGCCGGGGCGGTCGGCATCGCCATGGACGTGACCGCCGTCTCGTCCGGCCAGGCGCTTCAGAACCCGTTCGATACGACCACCCAGAACGCGACCTACGCCGACCCCTTCCTTCAGCCGATCGATTTCGCCTCCCCCTCGCCCTACTGGGCCACCTGGGGAAGCGGGACTGGCGGCGGGTCCGTTCCGTTCACCAGCATGGGGCTCCGGTTCACGACCACCAGTCCGGATTTTGCTTTGGGCCATCTCATGATAGCTTACCATGATAGTTCCGCCATCGCGGGCTAAGGAGAGAGACATGGCCATCAAGTTTTCGCGCCTCGTCAAGGGCGAGGTTCGGGCAGAGACGCCGAACGGAACCGAGCATACGCCATTTGGCGGCTGGAACGGACTCCAGAACGGCGCCAACCGATCGGACAACAAGGCCGAATTGGACGGTTTCGGGTGCGGCGCCGACGGCGGGCGCGGCGTCGATCGCAAGATGAGGCGCGGCGGCTGGGGTTGGTAAGTGCTGATCGACCTGCTTTCCCCGCCCCAAAACGCCCAGGACTGGGAGCGCTACGACCTCGCTCACCGCAAGAGCCATGAGGCGATCATTGCCGCCGCCCAGGCCAAGGGTGTGGCGCTGATCGAATATGTCCTCAGTCCGATCACCGATGCGGACCTGACCGGGTTTTTGCAGCGTAACCAGCAAATGCATCTTCAGGCCGACGCCCTGGCCGGGGTCCAGTCGATCGACCTTCAGGATGTGAATTTTTCCGATCAATCCCAGGTGGTCGAATGGGCCTACCTGCACTGGCAAGATCACTTCAACCTCGAACAGTTTTTCGGTATAGCCTCATGACCATGGAGTTCTCTATCGAGACCTATGACGAGGTGATCGCCGATATCCGGCCGCTTCTGATCGATCATTGGCTCGAGTTGGCCGCCTATTCCGACATTCCGCTCGATCCGAACTATGACCACTATCAGGCCCTGGACCGCGCCGGTCTCATCCGCATCTACACGGCCCGCCTGGACGGCGCGTTGATTGGCTATGTGATCATGACGGTGATCAAGTCGCATCCGCACTACCGGGGTCAAGCGTGGGCGGTGAGCGATATCGTGCTGGTGCTCAAGGAACATCGCAATTTCGGCGTCGGAAACGGCCTGTTTGATCTGCTTGAAGACGACCTCAAGGGTTCCGTGGTTCAAATCCACACCAAGAACGCTCACCCGGAACTTCAAATCCTGCTAAAGTCGCGTGGGTACGACCCCATAGAGACCACGTTCAGCAAGAGGCTGTGAGATGCCAGGGTCCGCCATTATTACCGCCATCGGGACGTTTCTGAGCACGACCGCGCCCGAGGCGATTGCTGGCGCGGCAAGTAGCCTCGGAGTCGGCGCTGGGGTGGCCGGGGCCATCGGAACCGGCCTGACTGACGCGGCCGTAGGCGCCGGACTGGGGGCGACCGAGGGGGCGATCACGGGCGGTGACATCGGCAAGGGCGCGCTGTTCGGCGGGATCACTGGCGGGATCACTGGCGGCTTTGGTCCTGAAATCAGCGCGGCGACCGGAATTGGCACGGTTGGGGCCGATGCGATTGCTGGCCTGGCCGGCGGCGCCCTGGGTGGCGTGGCGACCGGACAAAGCCCGCTTACCGGCGCTCTTGAGGGCGGCGTCGGCGGAGCCATCACCGGCGCGTTGTCGGGCGGCGGAGCGCCAAGTTCGTCGGCAGGCGCGACCGGCGGCGGAGCGACTTCCGCAGCGGCTGGCGTGGCCCCGGTCGGAGTCAGCGCCAGCGACACCGCCGGTTTCAACGCCTTCGCCCCCGACAGTTCGGCCGTGCCGACAGGCGTGTCAACTTCCGCTCTTCCCGGCGACGTGGGAGCGGGAGCGGCGGGCGGCGGGGCCACTCCGGCCAGCGCCGGCATACCCAGCGCCACGGGAACCGCTCTGACATCCACGCCGGCCGGTCTTGGGGCTCCATCCGCTCCGCTCGCTGGCGGCGTGGGAACGGCCCTGACTTCCACCCCGGTCCTGGGGTCTGGAGATAGTCTTGGTGGTTCGTTGGGAAGCGCGGCCGGAACGGTCGGCGCGACGACCGGCGGGGTGAGCCCAGGTGAAGCAGCCTTCCAGGGCAACTTCCTTGGGGGTGACAATGCTCTCACCAGCAATCTTGCGCCGGGCACAACGGGGGCGAGCACGGTTGGCGCTCCCCTGGCCGGTAGCGGCGGATCGGCCGGCCCTACCGCAGCGGGAGGCGGCTTGGGGAGTATGTTCAAGAATCCCATGTTGGACCTCGTGGGGCTCGGCTTCGGTCTGGATATTTTGAAGGGTAGCCAGAAGCCCGAGTTCGAGGGCCAACTTTCCGGTTCGGCCGCGTCCCTGGCCGCCCAGGCGTCGCAACTCGGAAGCTATGAACTGTCCGGCACGCTCCCCCCTGGCATTCAGGCCACACTCAACACCGCCGGGGCTTCAGCCGCCGCCTCGATCCGCTCGCAATACGCCTCGCGCGGCATGACCGGATCATCGGCCGAAGCGCAGGACCTTCAGAACCTCGCCCTTCAAATCCAGGGTCAGGGCCAGACCATTGCCGCCCAACTGTTCAGCCAGGGCTTGCAGGAGACAGGCATGGCCGACCAGCTCTATCAGGGCCTCATGCAGACGCAGATTGCCCAGGACCAGGAACTGTCTCAGGGCGTGACGGGCCTCGCCGCAGCGCTGGCGAACTTCAGCCGGCCCGTTCAATATGTCCAGGCGACGGGAGGATAGACCATGGCTGACGGCGCTCTCGCCCCCTCCCCGGCCCTGCCTACGGATCAACCTGGCCCTCTCGCTGGAAAGTCGGACCTCAAGAAGACCAACCCCCTCGCCGAGGCGGAATCGGCGATCGATAAGGGAACGGCCGATCTTCAGGGGATCGAAACCCGAAAGACGCAGGAGATGGCGTCGCATGAGCGGTTGCGCGATTCGGCCACGCCCCCGACGCTGAAGCAGGTTCCGCAACCCACCGAACAGCTCACCGACCCTCAACACGCCTGGTCATCCTCGGCCCTGGGATCGCTGTTCACGCGCCACCCCCTGACCACGGCCATAAACTCGGCCGCCGCGACGATCAACGCCTTCCACAAGGGCGACACCGAGGCGTTCTCGACCGCGTTCAAGTCCTGGCAAGTGGCTAGCCAGAACGCCATGGAGTTGTACGACTACCAGCAGAAGGCTTACGAGCGCATCCTGGCCCAAGCCGACCGCCTTGACCGTCTGTCGGTTCAGGATGCGGCCAACCAGGAACATATCATCCAGGCGGAAATTCAGGCCGCCTCGGCCAAATTCCGCGACAACATCATGGCCGATCAAGCGAAGATCAACGGCGCCCGTGGGGCTGTCGAGGTATACGAAGGCCGCCAGCGCGGATTTGAAGCCTATGTGAAGTCGCGCAAGGACCTCGAGTCGTTCGGGCTTCAGAACGAAGCCATGAACGCCTGGCGGAAGGAAAACCCCGCACCCGACCCCAAGACCTCGACGCCGGCGCAACAAAGGGCCTGGGCGGAGGCCGGCGTTCAGGAATGGGGCAAACTTCAGGCCCAGACCGGACACGCCTGGACGCAGCAGCAGGCCGGTAAACAGGTCACGTCCATGCAGAGCGGGCTCGATAAATCGGCGATCGGGAAGGCGTGGAACGGGGTGGCCGAGTCCTATCCCGATGTCGCCAAGATCGTGAACGAGGCATATGACCATCCGGAAGCGATTGTTGACGGCGTGCGGCGCGGCGTTATCTCCGCCTCGGTCGTCACCGATCTGTTCACCCGCGCTTTCAATGGCGGCAACGCCATGCGCGGATTTCAGGTCAAGATGACCAAGGACGACATGAGCGTGATGGAGCAGGCCGACAAGCAATACCATCAATGGTTCGGCCGTGGCGGCGCGGTTCCCGCCGACGTGATCCGGGACATGGCCGCCGCCATCAAGCTCTCGACGCGGGAGATCGACAAGCACTACGCCGACGCCGTCAAGGCCCAGAAGTCCGCCCTGGTCGATATGGGAATCGATCCGCACTTGGCGGAGGATGTCGCCCCCCCAAACTTCAAGAAGGCCCACCCCGAGATTCAGAGGCTATTGGGCGGTGGAGGGGGCGGAAAGGCCCCCCCACCATATGACGTCGACATCCTGAAGAAATCGCCGACCCCGCGGTACCGGAAGCATTTCGATGAGACCTACGGACCCGGCGCGGCGGCGCGCGTTCTGGGGCAATAGCCATGCCTGACGGCAATCCATTCGGCCAACCATCGCCCCCCGCCGCGCCACCGCCACAGGGCGATATCCTGCCTGTCCAGTGGTGGAAGGATTTCGGCGAGCGTCAGAAAGACGCGGCTGGCCGGATCGAGCAGGATATGCAACCCCGCTCGCCGCTTCAGACCGTCCAGGACGCGGCGGGAGGCCCGTTTAGCCCCCATGCCCTGAAGACCGGCGGCGACGTGTTCGACTACGCCATGTCGCCCCTCCAGGGGGCGTTTGACACGATGATCGGGCGTCCGGTAGAGCAACTATCCGGCGGTCGGATCAAGAAGAAGACGGCCGGCGATGTTGCCTCGTTCGTTGTCCCGTTTGGCGGCGAAGTGGCGGCCGAACGCGCCATGGCGAACGCGGCGCGGAAGATTGGCGTGACCGTCGAGCAGTTCAAAACCATGCTGAAGGCCCGCGAGGCCGCCTGGGCTGCCAACAAAGGAGAATTGGCTAGACGAACGGCGACCCAGGAGCGCATAGGCGCCAAGCCGAGCCTGACCGTGGGAACCACCAGCCCCGCGCTCCGGACCATAGCCTCACACCTCGGTGGCACAGCTCTCGCCGGTTATGGCCCTCGCGCGGCGGTGAAGCGAACCGGCGAGGCGATTGAAAAGACCGGAGCGGAGACGGCGGCGAAGATCGGCCAAGTCGGAACCGATAAGTCTATTGGCGACACCATCCGCGCTGGGATCAAGCGTTTTTCGCAAAGCAACCCGGACGGCGCTCCGGTCAGGGAAAATCTGGACCCTGGCACTACCGCCGCCCTGGAGTCGGCGGCACGGTCCACGAAATCCAACATCATCGGCTTTGGCAACAAGGCCAATGTGTTGATGGAGCGCGCCGATCGCCTGGTGGGCAATCCGACCTCCTTGATCAAGGCCGATAACACGGCGGCGGCGCTCAATGACCACATGGCCCTGTTTGACAATCCGTCGTTGAGCCAGATGCACCGTAACCCGATCCTGGAGAGATATCAGGGCATCCTCGCCAAATCTCAGGGCAAGCTATCCTGGCAGGACGCTCGTCAGCTCCGCACCCGCATCAGGATGATGATGACGACACCGGAACTCCGCATCGGCATAGACGAAGCGGAGCTGAAGCGCATCTATGGCGCGCTCAGTGAAGACCTTCAGGGTGGGGCCTATGCCTTGGGGAAGAAGGCCGGCGGCGACGCCTATAGGGAGGCCAACAAGTTCTATTACGCTGGCCAGAAGCGGATCGAGAACACGCTGAACGACGTTTTCAACACTCAGAGCAGCGAAAAAATCTTCGCCGACCTGTACGCTAACGCCAGTTCAGGCGTGGCCGGGAAGGGAAATCTGGAGAAGTTGACGCAGGTCAAGCGCTCCCTGACGCCCAGCGAATGGCGCGACTTTTCAGCCTCGGTCCTCAGCCAGATGGGGGTAACGACACCTGGAAAGCGCGGCGAGCAGGTCTTTTCGCCGGAAACCTTCTTTACCAATTTTGAGAATATGAGTCAGCGTGTCGGGGGGCGCGAAGATAGCGCGGTCGATAGCGGTCTGAAGCTTCTGTTCGAGGGCGAAGGCAAGGAGGGCACGTTCTCTGCCATCCAGGACATGGCGGAAAATTCCGGTTTCCTGCGAGAACTTCGCAAGCTCTACAACCACTCTCAATCCGGCTATACGGCGGCCGACATGGGCATGTTGGGGGGCATGATGGCGGTGGGGGCGGAGGGCGGGGTTGGGCACGACCTTTTCCTGAAGATTCCAGCCATCGCGATGACCTTGGCCGGCAACTTCGCCCTCGAAAACGCTTCGTTCGTCAAATGGCTCGCGAAGGTGAGTAGCGGCACGGGGCCAAAGACCACCGACGCGATCATGGACAGCCTGGGCCAACTCGCCAAGACCAACGCCGCCGTGACCCCTATCTACCACGCCGTGGGCGCCGCTATTCATCCTCACGGCCAGGATGTGAGCTTGCCAGCCGATCACAAAGAGCCGGACGCTCCGGATGACGGCAATCCATTCGGCAAGGGCGAGCCGGACGCTCCGGATGACGGCAATCCATTCGGCAAGGGCGAGCCGGACGCTCCGGATGACGGCAATCCATTCGGCAAGGGCGAGCCGGACGCTCCCACCGAAGAAACCGATACCTCCCCCGCCACGCCAGAGGGCGGAGACCTGACGCCAGCCGCCTACACGCCAGACGCCCAGGTGGGCGACTATCTCAGCTACCACCTGGGCGGCCCGGTCGTGATCACCGGCGGCCCTCGAACAGAAGATCGCAACGACGAAGTGGGCGGGGCCAAGAACTCCGCCCACCTGAAGGGCGAGGCATGGGATTTCAAGGTTCCCGGCCAGGACAATGAGGAGACGGGCCAGAAGCTCGCCCGGTCGGGTATCCAGTTCGACCAGATCGAAATCACCCCCACCCACGTCCACGTTTCGTTTGATCCCCGGATGCGCGGCGAAATCATCCACGTCGGCCGCTATGGCGAGCGACGCAACGTCACGCCGGGCTCGCCTCGCGACGATCTTCCGGATATCAGCCATATGAGCGATGACGAACTGATGGCTCTGGGGGACGCTGGCGAGCCGACCGATGGACAATGACGCCCCCGACATCTTCGCCGCCCTGGACAAGGCCGCTGTCGCTTTGCTGGCCATCGCGGCCAAGGAGGAGGCCCCGGAGGGTGACGACCCCGGCGCGACCATAGGCGAGCGGGTCAAGGCGTTCGACGCGGTTTGGAAGTACGCCCAGACGCGTTCGAAGACCTTGCCATCGGCCACCATCACGCCATTTCAGAAATTGCAGGCCAAGGCCCAAGGGAGAGGAACAAAATGAGCGAGACGACACGACTGCGCGTAGAGGCGGTGGAAGAACGGCCACGGCCCAAGGCGGTTGAGCCATTGCCGCCGGCTCCGCCGCCAACTCCCGAGCCCCCGGCCTACGAAGTCGAATATTCCGCCATGCTGGCCGCGTTCCGTGCCTTGGGTTATGCGGTGTCTGGCCGGATGATCCTGCTTCTGGCCCTGATCGGCGCGTTCGTCCTGGCCTGCATGGCGATGTTCGATCCGTCCACAATGCGCCTCTACGTCCTGATCGCCTTCGCCGCCCTGGTCATGGCGCCGTGCGTGTTGCTGGAGGTTCGCAAGCGCATGTAATGGCCTACAATCCCTTCTCCGCCTATCTAACCCGACCGACCCAGGACACGACCGTCAACCTCAAGGGAGATGCGGCCGGGACGATCAATGTTGTTCAGGGGACGGTGACCACCGCTGATGTCTCCGTCAATTTTCCACCAGTGACGGCGGCTGAAGTCGAAATCGCGCTAGGGTTCACGCCGAGTCCAGGCGGCCCAATTACCATTACCGGACAAGGAGGAATTGGCCCTCCAGGATTCGATGGGAATGACGGCGACGATGGCTGGCCTATCCCCGGCCCTCAAGGCTTGATTGGCCCGGCTGGCGCTATCGGCCTTCAAGGCCCAATCGGCGTTCCCGGTCTGGATGGAGACGAAGGCCCGGAAGGAATGCCGATTCCCGGACCCATTGGCCCCCAGGGATCAACCGGAAGCACCGGAGCCGCCGGACCACAAGGCTTGATGGGCGTTCCTGGGTTTGACGGGGACGAAGGCCCGGAAGGCTTCGCCATTCCAGGTCCCGTGGGTCCGACCGGAGCGACGGGCGCACAGGGGCCCATCGGATTTGGACCGCCTGGGATAGACGGCGATCAAGGCGACGACGGCTTTCCGATACCGGGACCGCAGGGAGCGACGGGTTCGACGGGCGCCACTGGCCGGATGGGACCTCCAGGCATGGACGGTGACGCGGGCGACGATGCTTGGCCGTTCTTCGTTCCGTCGCCAGGGAGCACATCCAGCGGCGCGAGCGCCGGTTATGCCAGCGCCAGAAGTCTGGCGGCCGTCTGATGATTCTCGACAGCGCCAGCAAGTCCATCCAATTCAACATCGAGGCGGCGGCCACGACGACGGCGCCCTACGCCACGGCGAGTTACGGCGACATCAACCAGACCTCGCAGGCGACCTCGACGCTCTACGAGAACGATGCGCCGGCCAGCGGAACAACGCCGGTCACTCTGGTCTCGGCCCCGGCTTCAGGAACCGCCCGTTCCGTCGTGAAGATGAGCTTCTACAACGCCGATACGGTGAGCCACACCTTCACCGTTCAGCTTCTCGATGGAGCAAGCGCGCGCACGCAAATCGTTCAAATCCTGACCGCCGGCCAATCCCTGTTCTACAGATCGGACGGTAGTTGGAGCGTCGGCGCATCGGGGGGGACGGGACCGACGGGGGCCACGGGTCCGGCGGGATTGATGGGCTTTCCGGGCTTCGACGGCCTGGACGCCGATGATCCGATTCTCATTCCGGGGCCGATGGGACCCATGGGGCCGCAGGGGATCATCGGCTTTCCGGGCTTCGATGGCGAAGAGGGGCCGGAAGGAATGCCCGTCCCAGGTCCCATAGGCGCGACGGGAGCAGCCGGATCGACCGGCTCCCAAGGGTTCACCGGATCGCCGGGGCAGGACGGCCTGGATGGCGATGACGGACAGCCGCCATTCGCGAATCTTACGGCTTCATCCCTGGCGCCCGGACCAACTGTTGGGCAGGGCTTGCAGGTTGGTCCTGGCGGCCTGATGGCGTGGCTCGCCAACCCGGCCCTCAATGTCAAGGCGTATGGCGCCAAGGGTAATGGCGTCTATCTGACCGATGGCGCCATCACTTCGGGCCTGAGCGCTCTGACGAGCGCCTCCTACACTTTCGTCGCCACGGATGTTGGCAAGGTCGCGGTTGTCCAGGGGGCGGCCGCGGCTGGCGCTCAGCTTCACGCGACCATCAGCAGCGTCGCCGCTGGCGCCGCAAACCTCTCCGCCACCGCTGGAACCACGGTCACAGCCGCTCAGGTCAATTTCGGGACCGACGATACCACGGCGATCCAGAGCGCGATCAACGCCGGACAGACGAACTGGTATCCCATCGGGGGAACGAACCAGCAGAGCGGCGCCCGCATCTACTTTCCCGCCGGCCGATATCTGGTGTCGTCGCAGCTGACCGTCACCGGCGACAACATCATGCTGTTCGGCGACGGTCCGGGCTTCAGCGAGGATTTCGGGAATGTCTTCGCCACAAACTACGCCGTCGATAGCGCCTCGACCCTCGTATGGATCGGCACGGCCTCGACCACCGGGATTCTGCAAGCCATCCCGCGCCAGACCCTCGGCACGAGCGGGACGCCGCTAAACGGCTTCTGCCTGGAGCGGCTGGCGTTCGACTGCCGCAACGGCGACCAGAACAATGGCGCCTTCGGGGTGCAGTTGATCTCCTGCCACGGCTTCCGTCTGTCCGACATCTTCGCCATGGACCCGCTCACGACGGGGTTCGACTTCAACGTACTGCCTGCCACGACGACGAATGCGTCCTTCGCGCTACCCCTGTCGGCGGGGTCCATCACGAGCGTCGCCAACGGGGCCAGCGGCACGGGGCCAGCGTTCCCGGCCAACTCCGGCGGCTCAGGAACAATCATCGTCACCGCAGGCACGGGCAGCACGACCCCCGGCCAGCAGGTCGTAGTCACGTACACCGGCGGCACGGCCACCACGTTCACGGGATGCACCGCGTCAGGCTCGGGGACGTTCGCCGTGGGCTCGACCATCCAGATTCTCCCCGGCGCCCAGGACTGCACGCGAGGCTATCTTGGTCGCTTCGGTGCGCGTGTGCTGGAGACTTCCGGGTGGGGCCTGCGCTTCGACGGCAACCTCGCAGGTCTCGCCAATGCCTGCATCAACCTCGTGCAGGCCGGGTCGATAGCGTATGGGAACGGAGGGGGCGTAGACTGCATCAACTCGGACACGAACACGTTCGATACGGTGATCTGCAACCGCTCGGGGACTGGCGTAGGCTTTCAGATGGGCGCCGCGACGACCGCAGCGGGCGCGAGCAGGAATAACGTCCTCATCAATTGCAGCGCCGGCGCGGGCGGCCTGACGTGCGCGACCAACACCTTTCCGTCGGGACCGACGTACATCTACAACTACCAGCTCGCCAATGGCGAGCCCGTTCCGACCGTTGGCGCCGGCGCAATCCTGATCGGCAACTATAATGGCGGCGCCGGAGGCCCGCTTACCGGCTCGAGCCCCGGTGTCTCTCCGATATCCATGGCGGCGTCCACAACCACGATCATCCAGAGCCTGAAACTTCCTCCGCAGGGTATCCAGAACGGCCTCTTCGCGCGCCTCCTGTTCAATATGGCGAAGACCAACGCAGGCACGGCCACATGGATCATGGGCGTCAAGATCGGAGCCACCGGCACGGCGTCCGACGCGACGGTGAACAGCTTCACCTTCACGCCGACGGCGGTCGTCGATACCGGCGAGTTCACGCTCAACTTCGCGATCAACGCCACCCCGAGCGCCTCGACGTCCTCGGTGATGAACATCTTCCTGAAGCATCAGGTCACTGCGGTTGGCTTCTCCACCGTGCTTGGAACCACCAATGTCAATCTTGGGACGCCAGTGAACTTCAATGCCCTGACAAGTGGATTTCTGTTTTTGACCGTCTTCGTGACGACCGGGGCGGCCGATGTCTTCAACGTCGTTGCACCCGTCCCGCCGATTGAGATACTCTCAAGCGGAAACTCCTAGGAGACTACCATGGCCGCCAACAAGATCATCCGCTTCGGGCCGGTGGCCCTCTCGACCACCACGACCACAAATATCATCAACCCTCCGACCTTGACCGGCGGCACGGGCCTCGCCGGAACCAACACCAATACCTATGTGGTCCTTCGTCACGTCAGGATCGCGAACAAGACCACTGCGGCGGCGTCATGCGCCCTCTGGCTCGGCGCGACCGGCGCCAATGCGGCGGGCACCGAAGTGATCGTCGGCGGCATCGCATCGGCCGGCGCGCTCACCAACGGTGTCAGCATCGCCGCCGGTTCTTATCTGGACTGGTATGGACAACTTCGCCTCGATGTGGCCGACTTCCTCGTGGGCGGCGCGGGCACGGCGACGGCGCTGACCATCGAGGCCGAGGGTGAAATCGGGATTGTCTAATTATTGAATGGCAATAGAGTAGCATCGTTCAACTATATGGCGTCCTGACGATTTATTCGCTACTCTCCGGTCGAGCACGGAGACGAGCATGAAGTTGATGAATGCGGCCGGCCAGAACCGGCATGACACGCTTTATATCGCCGACGCGACCATCGTCACCGGCGGGACCGCTCAACTCGTTCTCGGCCGCTCGCAGTCGCGTTCGTTCCTGAAGCTTCAGAACCTCTCGGCCGGCCCGTTGTTTTTCGAGTTCGGCTCGGCCAGGGCGACTGCCGCAGTGTCGGGCGGGGTGGTCACTGGATGCACCGTCACCAACGCCGGCCGAGGCTTCACCTACGCGCCGGTCATCGAGTTCCTGGGCGGGGGCGGTAACGACTTCCCCAATCCCAATCCGTCCTATGTCGGCTTGGGCCAGGACGGTGCGCCATCGCCTTCACACTTTGCCAGAGCCCACTGCGTCATGACCGGCACAGCGCCAAATCTAACCGTGGCGTCAATCGTCATCGACGATCCGGGGGCAAACTATCTCTGCCCGCCCTATGTGTTCATCCGAAATTCGGACCTCGACCCCAACGGCTCGGCCCTACCATCCGCGACCTCTGGGATGCTGCTTTCCGGTCAGAGCCCGCCCTATATTCTAAATGGCACGGCCTGTAATACGGACCCCATTGCGGTCCTGGGCGCATCGACGGGACAAGCGTTCCTGGCGCGGTGGATGTCGTGAATCCCTTCCTTACCGTCTTTAAAAACGGCCTGGGGGCAGTCAATGCCGACAACCTGAATACGTTCGGCCAGGTCTGTGTCAATTATGCCCAACTCAAGGGCTTCATCGGCCTGACCTCCATGCAGGTCTATATGCAGGGGTTCACGTCGGCCGGAGATGGCGGACAGGGGAATTTTGTCTGGGTCGGAACCGGAACTGGGACCGATGACGGTGGATTGACCACCATCGTCCCGATTGGCGTCACCCAGGGATACTGGAGTCGACTTTCCCTTGAGAGCGTTCAGCTCTACGTGACCGTATCGCCCCCAGTCACGTTTTCGATCACGATTGGGCCAGCCTATAATCAGAACTATATCCCCTTCAGCTATAGCGCGCCCACCCAGAACACCCTTTCGGCGTCGGCGGCCCTGGGGACATCCTTCGGCGGCTTTCAATTTGGTTCGGGACAAGTCCAGTTCGTGGCCGGGACCGGCGGGCAGATCATCAACGAGAACGGATACTCCGCGTCATCGCAGCAGTATTCCCCATTCTGGGGAATCGTGGTTCAGCAGAACAACGTAAATTCGGCGGCAACTTGGCTGATGGGCGGTTCGTTGGCCGCGAATATATGACGAACTCTAGATTTCCTCTCTATCTGACCCGCACCAATGCGCCGCTCAATTCAATCGTGTCGAACTGGGTAGACGCCCTTCCTGGCGCTAGGATTCCTATTCCCAGGCTGGAGGTGCTTAACAACGCCGTCATTGCCATGCTCAATGCCGGAATTATCCAGAACTTAGGTCTGCTATATTGGGGGTGGACTCCAGGATTGACAAACACCGCCGTCGATTTCATCAACCCCGATATCGTCTACACGATCAACAATCCAGGCGGCAACGCCCTGATCAACAATCCCTATTCTGGAACAAAGGGAAACGGGACGTCAGGATATTATAATTGCAACATAATTCCTTCGGCCATTCCCGGAGTTGGTCTCGATACGAATAGTTTGTGGATGTACAGTCAGAGCGATCTTGGGCCGGTCTCGCCGTCTCTCAAGACCCGGGAATGTGGGGCGTCGGTGGACGGTTTTGAGTGGGGATGGAGCGAGCACACCGGAAGTCATGCTCAATTCTATGCGTTCGCGACGGGTGGCGGTCTGGTCTCCTCCGCTTACGGCGGGGGGTTCAAGGGCTTTAGTCGGACCAGTTCGGGTGGTGGGATCACCTGTCTGGATGGGGCGGTCATGCCGTGGAACGGGACGGTTGGCGGCTTTCCAACTGGCGATTTCTGTCTCTTTCGGGGGGGCACCAGCAGCACCGAATATAGCCAGAACAGCCTCTTTGCCGTCGGCGCGGGCGGAGAACTCACCAGCGCGCAATGGGTCGTGCTAAATCAGATCGTCCTCAATATGGTTCTGGCGTTAGGAAGCTATGTGACCCCGCCCGTCCCGCCAATCATTACCCCGCCCAATGCCTTCACCAACATCAGCTATTCCTCTGTAACTCCCTCGAATTGGATATCTTCGAGTGGCGTCATCGTGGTCGAAGGCAATCCACCGGCGGACAATTCAACGCCATTGCAGATTGCGTCGTTCATCGTATCCGCTGGAGGTTCCGGCTATTCCACCACGCCCTCCGTTATCATCACGCCCTCCGGGGCCGGCTTGGGCGCGGCGGCTACGGCGACAGTCTCAGCGGGAGTGGTGACGGCGATTACGGTTACCAATGCCGGGACGGATTATTTTCCCCCACCCACCGTGAGCTTCACGGGCGGGGGGGGTAGCGGAGCGACGGCGGTCGCCGTGCTTACAGCCAATACCTACTACGCGCAATTCCCGCTCACCGTCGCACTCGGTCAAAATCGGGGAACAGCGCTCACATCGACCCAGACCATCGTACGGCCAGCCGAATTGATGTGGAGCGACCGATGCACATCCAGCGGGTTTGCCCAGAACGTGAACGAAATTTTCCCGGCGATAATTCAACCGTCCACTGGACTCATCTGCGCCCCCCAGTTTTCGTCCCCGACCCAGGCCATGTACGCCACCGCCTGCAAACTGGCCTGGTCCCTGGGGTGGATTCCGTTCAACGAGCCGCGCGATCCCAACGGCAACGGCTGGGGCGACTATGCGGCGTTGGCCGGGTTCGACACCACCGGATTGAGTGTTATTGCCGCCTATCCCGCTACTGGTGTCGGCGCGGTCACGGTCACCGCTGGCGGAACCGGATATGCGACAGCGCCAAGTGTGGTGTTCGGTGGGGACGGCTCGGGCGCGGCGGCTACGGCGACAGTCTCAGCGGGAGTGGTGACGGCGATTACGGTTACCAATGCCGGGACGGGCTACACGCCAGGCCCGGTGATCACCATCACCGACAGCACCGGACCTGGGACCGGAGCCACCGCGACCGTGACAATCTCCGGCGGATCGGTGACAGGCTTCAACATTACCAATGCGGGAGCCGAATATGTCACGCCCGTAGTAACTATCACGGGCGGGGGGGGTAGCGGAGCGACGGCCACGGCGACGCAGACATCCGGCGCCATAACCGCCATGGCTGTCAGTGCCGGCGGCAGCGGTTACCCAGTTCCGCTCACCGTGAGCTTCACGGGCGGGGGGGGTAGCGGAGCGACGGCCACGGCCTATACCGCCAGCCAAGTCCTCACCACCGATGTGAACGCTTTCATCTGTCCCGGCATCCTTCACCGCGCCTATGCGGTAGCCAACGCGAACACCGTTTTCAATACCCCTCCATATGGGACAGCAAACGGCATCGTCTGCCTGAATACGACCATCCTTGGACTCGGACGAATCTGCGACACAACCAATCCGTGGGGAATCGCGTTCGATTTCGAAATGGATGATAGTAGAGGCTCAACCCTAATCCTGATGACTAGAAATCTTTACGCTTCCATGGTTGCTGCCTGTGTTGTTGGTGGAGTCCAGATGAAGTGTCTGTTCTCCATGGACCCCATCGTTGGCGGGTCCGGAGAGTATATGGATATCACCCCCTCTAACGGTTACCTATTCTGCCTTTCTTCCACTGAGACGCAATCTGGTCCGACCTCACCCGGATACACGAATATCGTTGCTGGCGGCAATCCGTCTGGCGGCATGTTGGCCTATCTTAATGCCCAATATAATATCTATGCTGGACCAGGCGGCACAACCCCGATCAATGGCGCCAATTTCCTGATGCAGATGATTGTCGGAGTTCCGGCTATAACGCCAGACAATGCCCTGATTGCCAGGGACTTCGCTATCGCCAATGGGTTTTCCGGCGTTATCATCATTGGTAGTTTCGCTTCGCCCGGCGGGACTGGCATAGGGGTAAACGCGAGCGGCTATAATCTCGCCGTCGAGGCGCTCCTGGACATCTCGGCGACCTATTGAGGAGATCGACGTGAAACGACTGACCCCCATAGCGATCTTCGGATTGATAGTCAGTTTTCTTTTCTTTGGTCCGGTCGTCCGCGCCCAGACATCCAGCGCCATCGTGGTTTCGGCCTGCGGTACGCCGCCAGTGACCTATGTTGTTGGCCAGGCCTACCCGCAAACACAGACAGCGGGTGGGGTGGCCTGCGGCGGCTCTGGAGGCGGAGGAAGTTCGTCCATCACCTCGACCGTCCTCCCCACCGGCGCCACCAACAACCCCACCACCCAAGTCACCGTCACCACCTCCTCCACGACGCTGGTCGCCGCCAGAGCCGGCCGCGCGCTGCTGACCGTGCAGAACAACGGCACGAACCCCGAGTGGGTTGGCCCGTGTCCAGCCGTCGCATCGACTGGCTTGGAGATTTACCCCAACGGCGGCTCAATCACCTATCCCTCGGCCGCCCAGTGGTGCGGCATCGCGACGGGCGGCTCAAATTCGAACAGCACGTTGGAAATTTACTGATGCGTCACCTCATCCTCGCTTCAGCATTTCTCACACTGGCGGCTTTCGGTGCTCATGCCCAGAATGTTGGCGTGGGTGGTATCTCGAATCCCCCCGGCCTCAACCCCAACGGCGGCGACGCCTCGGCGACGACGGTGAGAGCAACTGGCGTGAGCGCGCCTTATGCGGCCTCTCTGGCGAACCTCGCGGCGCAATCCGGCGTCCTGCTGGACACGTTCGCACAATCCGGGGACGCGGACGACACGGCCTCCATGACGCGCGCCGTGGCCGCTGGCGTTCCGATCCTGCTTGGGCCGCGCACCTACACGATCAACAATTTTTCCACCGGCGCCGTTGCCCAATTCATCCTTCGCGGCATTCCCGGCGCGAGCGTCATTCAGCGCACAGCGGCCAGTGGAAGCCATTTTTTCAGCATCGCCGCGACGTCAGTCTATATCGACGGCGTGACGTTCGATAGCAACAAGGCATCCGTCACGGCAAATCAGTGGGGCGTTCTGATGAACGCGGGGGGGCAAACTGTATTCGTTCAAAACTCCAAGTTTGAGAATAATAGCGGCACAATCGGAAGCTGTTTTGCAATGCTTGGGACTGGCCCTGCTGCGGGCGGCGGTGTCACATTCAAAAACAATGAAGTTACTGGATGTACGTTTGACTCAGTCTATTTCGGGTCTGTGACAAACGGCGTTGTGGACGGAAACTACGTCCACGACAACACAGGCTTAGGGATATTTGCCGGCTCCTATCTATCAGCCAGTAGCACAAATTATCTATCAAACTTTATAATTTCCCATAACCGTTCCGTCAGGAACACGACGAATATCGCAATAGGTGGCTTCGGGCCTCCATACACCTATGGCACACCTTCAGCGGTTAATGTCCTGTCCGAAGCAAACTGGATGCAAGACGCGTCGGCATCGAGCTACAATTTGTCGATGCAAGGGGACCATTTGCAGTCGGTAGCCGATGTCATAACAGCCGCCACGACGACCGCCCTCGGCGGCATCGACTGCAACTCACGGTATGTATCAATTTCTCTGGCAAGCATCAATCTTCCTGGGTCTGGTTATGGGATAGACTGCGGGGGCGCGGTTCAGGCAAGCATACAGACCAATACTGTCACAATGACATCTGGAACCGCTCTGGATGTGGGGGGGACACAATACAGCATAGTCCAGGCGAACACGTTAAATCTATCTGGAACCGCGATAGGTGCTGTCATATACGAAGTGGAGGGTGATGGGAGCGGAAATGCCTTCCCAACAATTCAGTCCGGCCTAACCTTGCAGGACAACATATTTAACATTTCTGGATCATCGGCGACCGGAATTGATTTGTTCGATAATGCTGGCGGTAGGACTGGATCATTTCCAACGCTCATACTAAACAACAAATTTAACGTATCAGGAAGTGGATCTGGGCCATTCCAGGATATA